ATTGTATTATGGCGTTTTGGAACGCTCCATTACCATGTAAAAATCACGCCGATAAGGCCGTTAAAACATCTATAGAGATATGTGAGGCTGCTGATGAACTTATACAACAACTTGAGGACCAAGGTTTACCTAGGATTGATATTGGCATTGGTATCAATACCGGTACATGCATCGTTGGAAACATGGGCTCTGAAGAACGATTTGACTATTCCGTCATTGGAGATGCCGTCAACCTCGGTGCTAGACTCGAAGGCCAAACAAGAAATTATGAGGGGGTGGACTTGTTGTTATCGGCAAGAACTGCTGGACTCAGTAAGACAAGAACATTTAGAGAAGTCGATAGAATCCAAGTTAAGGGTAAATCAGAGAAGGTTACAATTTACACCGTATAGTCCTATAACCACTGAACAGTGGGCTTTGTTTTGGGCATTACAATTAGCTGATATTTGGACAACAGTTAATGCACTAAAGTATTCGTGTGTATATGAAGCTAATCCTTTTTTACCAGATAGACCAGACAATATTAGATTAGTTTCACATAAAACAATTTTTTTATTGCCACTGTATTACGAAAATAAAAGACAAAATCTTAATTCAAAAGACCTTAACATTGTAAATTCTGTGACAGGATTAGTTGTCATAAATAATCTAGAAGTAAGAAATTACGCTTCTAAAAATTGTAGTAAGATAAAATAAGGAGTATATCATGCCGCCAGTGAAATTCAGCAAATCAGTTGCTAGATACGATAGACAAACCAAAAAGACTACCATTGAACATGATTATATGAAATGTAAATCAAACGCAGATTTGATTGAAGCATATAATAAAGATGGTATCAAACCTAAACTTAGACAAAAGGTTAGAATAGAAATAGACCGTAGAAACAAAAACGGCCTATCAAATATAGTATTTAACTGATATAATAGTATAAATACTAATGTGACAATTATGTGACAAGAACGAGTAAGAGAAATCTGAATGTCAAAACACGGATAGTCACCATACATTATAGGAGATAAAAATGCAAAATATAGCATCATTGTCTGCCTCATATTTAAAGATATTCGCAGACAAAACCCATACATTAATGAAAAGTGGCAGATTGCCAAAGGTTATTAAAGCGGCAGGTTGTGAAAATAATTACAAAAACCCCCTTGAAAAAACCAAAATAAACACTATATAATAGGAGATAGTTATTTTTTCCCTTTCTAGAGAAATTATATTTTTGAAAATTACCGATAGAAATTATAGGGGCCTAATAACTACTTTAGTATGAACTCTTTGAATCTTGAAAAGAGCTCGGAACCTGGGTGGAATGTCACTTGATAGTAAATACCCATTTTATGGAAATTTGCTAGAATACAGACAAACTGCAAGGGAACTTAAAAAGAGCTCGGATTTAAAGAGATTCATACGCCTTAACGCTCATTAGAGGTTAAGAATTTTAATTAACAGTCGCTTATAGGAGGACTATTATGACAATCTACGATGATGTCTTTGGGAAATCTTTCCCTTTCGCAATTGGGTTCGACAGAACTCTTCAACTATTAAACCGTGCAGAACACTTGCATGATAACTCAAATTATCCACCTTACAATATTGTAAAGATTGATGCTGAGAATTTCAGTATTGAACTTGCTATTGCTGGGTTCGATAAGAAAGATATATCTATTACAAAAGAAAAAGAAACTCTTTTGATTGAAGGTAGCAAAGAAAGTCTAAATGAAGATACTGAGTATGTTCATAGAGGTTTATCTGGTAGAACTTTCAATAGAAGATTTACACTTGCAGACGATATAATCGTTAAAGGTGCAGATATGAAAAATGGTATATTGAGTGTGTCTTTAGAAAGGGTAATACCAGAAGAAGACAAACCAGTTGAAATTAAAATAAAATAATTTCAAAAACCCCCTTGTAATTTCCCCATATGTTTAGTAATATGGAGTAATCAAAGCGGAGTTAGTTTAAGGCAAAACGCTTTACTACCAGTAAAGAGATTATAGTTCGATACTATAACTCCGCTCCAATTTAAAAGGAACTATATTATGTTACCATATAATGATAAAATGTATTCTGTAGGAGATGTATTTCCTTCATTTACATTACAAGGCGTGACTTCTGAGAATGAAATCACAGAGGTATCTTTGATAGAAGAACCAACATCATGGAGTGTTGTTTACTTTTATCCTAAAGACTTTACTTTTATTTGTCCAACAGAAATCGCAGGAATGGATATTATTACACCAGAGGCCAATGTAATTGGTATCAGTGGTGATAATGAATTCTGTAAACTTGCATGGAAAACTACTAATGGAATGATTAGAGAAATCAAACATTCATTGGCTGCTGACACTGGACTAAGTTTATCTCGTGAATTAGGTGTAGTGAATGAGAGAGAAGGAGTCTGTTATAGGGCTACTTTCATACTTGATGAAAACAGAGTTATTCAACATGTATCAGTAAACGCATTAGATACAGGAAGAAATGCAAACGAAGTATTAAGAACATTACAAGCATTAAAAGCTGGTGGTCTTACAGGTTGCGAATGGCAACCGAATGATGACTTTGTAGTTTAATTCAAAAACTCACTAGACAATAACCCAATTCTGTAGTAATATGGAATTGGGTTTTTTTATATGTTATTACTTTCAAAACAAGATGCAGAATATGTCGCACAAATCTTTATAGATTACTATGCTAATTTTGATAGAATAGATGACTATCTACGCAAAGTAAAATTAGAAAAGATGTCAGAACGACCAGCATCTCTATTTGGTTATGGTCCAGAAGATGATATGTTCCAAGACTTCACAATGCATCCAGAAGACATGGAATTTACATGTAGAGAAATTCCAATATATGATGACTACATTGATATAGTAGCATCGCAAATGATACAGAAATCAATACCAGGCAAATCTCTTAAATGGGTTGTGTATGAAATTAACACAAATAAGATTGTTGGTTTCATTAGATTTGGTTCACCAACAATCAATTCTAAACCTAGAAATAAATTCTTAGGTAAACCTTTAAACACATTAGACAAAGATGTAATGAAAAGATTTAATGATTCAGCGATAATGGGATTTAATATTATACCAACACAACCATTTGGTTATAATTATCTAGGTGGTAAACTACTTGCAGGTATTTGTAATTCACATAGAGCGAGAAGAACATTAAACAAAAAATACAATACTGAATTTTGTATGTTTGAAACAACATCATTATATGGTTCAAGTAAATCATCATCGATGTATGATGGCATGAAACCATTCTTAAAATTTACAGGTCTAACTGATTCAGATTTTGTTCCTTCAATCAATGATGAGAAGTATGCATTTCTAAAAGATTGGTTTGAGAATAAGAACAATGGAAGACCATTAGTTCATGAAGATGCAAGTAGTAGAAAATTAAAGACACAAGGCAAAATGATTTCTATTATTAGAAACTCATTACATAAACATCATAGTAAAATACTAAAACCTTTTAGACAATGTTTTATAGATGCAAAGAATTTAACAGAACAGAAAAGACAATACTTAGGAACATATGGTTTTAAAAATGTTAAAGAGTATTTGAATTTAGAAACTGATACATTAGAAAAGAATATTAACTACGATAGATTTGAATATGATAATGTTATTACATGGTGGAAGAAACATGCCGGCAAAAGATTTTCAAATTTAAAAAGTCAAGGAAGACTTAGAACAGAATTGGAGGTTTGGTCTAAAAATTCAAACATAGATATTATAAGATGACAAAAGGATTTACATGTGGTGCATTTGACCTTCTACACGCAGGTCATATTGTAATGTTAAAAGAGGCAAAAGAGAATTGTGATTATCTAATTGTGGGCCTACAAACAGACCCAAGCATTGATAGACAAGAAAAGAATCAGCCAGTGCAATCAGTTTACGAAAGATACATGCAACTACAGGCAGTAAAGTATGTCGATGAGATTATACCATATGATACTGAACAAAGTCTGATTGACTTATTAGAGTCAACAGAAATACATTTAAGATTTGTAGGCGAAGATTATGTAGATAGAAATTTTACAGGTAAAGGTCTTCATGAAATTTATTATACAAACAGACAACACTCATTTAGTAGTAGTGGTTTAAGGAGAAAGGTGAGTCAATCATGAATATAACAATAGCAAGACTTCGTTCAAATGTAAAATACAATGGACCATTAGAAACAGTATTAGATAGTTTCTTTGAGAATTATGTAAAATGGCAAAGAGCAAATCCACAATACAATTACGATACTTATAATGTATCATTTGATAACACAAGACCAAAGAGAACACCTGAAACTATTAAGTGGGCAGATGTAATAGTTATACCTAGTGATAGTGAGTTCAGGTATCATGGTGAACTACAGATGAATCCAAAAGACTTAGCAAAGTCTAACGAACATATGGATGAGATTAGACCATACTTTGAAAACAAAGATGTTATTATGTTCTGTAGTGATAGAGCAGATACAGAAGAACTATACAGAGAAGAAGTATTTAAAGGAATCAAATTGAAATCGTTCACTAAAATAGATGAGATAGATTTTAGTGGCAACATTCACGGCATGAAGTATCACTTCATAAACACCTTGAAAAACCCCTTGGCAGAAATGATGGGTTCAACGAAGTCAATCGACTTTGGATATTGGGGTCGTATGAAACACGGTCATGATAGAGAGAAGACCATCCGCCAAATTTATCGAAGTGAACTTTCATGCCAACTTATTGGTGGTATGCCATCTGGTGTAGAAAGAAAATCTAAATGGATTAAAGATTGGAAAAAATTATATCCACTATTAGAAACTTGTAGAGCAACTCTATGTTTCAATTGGTTAGATGAAACTGCAACAACATCTAGATATGTTGAGGCACTTGCAATAGGTATTGTCCCTTTTGTATGGAGAAACTATGACTGCAACAATACATATAGGATAGACAAGTGGCAAAGAGTATATACCTTTGAAGATTTTTTAGAGAAGTCATTACAGTTAAGAGATGACTCATTTAGAAAAGAGAAGTTAGAACTCGCCAGAGAAAACTATTCAGAAGTTCATCTTACAGAAGATGAATACTATACAGAATTTGAGAGAAGAATGAACAATGCTTTTTAAAGAAGTTTACATGGTGGTTGAGAACCCACAAGAAAAAGATGCAGGTATAGAAATTATATCTGGTGAGTGGGAAGGATTAGTATATCAATATGGTGATGTTCAGTTTGTAGATGGCGAACCACAAATGAACTTCAAAAGAACAATTAGAAGATTACCAAAAGGTGTAGAAGCTTCAGAAGAAGCGTTTGAAGAATTACTAAATAATAGTAAGTTAAATAATCTTATGGGTGATATTCTTGTAGAACTTATACAAGAACAAATCAAAAGAGAGGAGAAGGATAAAAATGCCAACAGTTCAAGCTAAATTTATGCATCTAGAAGGTGAAGATGCAAACACAGCAACATATCTTTTAATTGATTATACCAATGAAGACGACCTTAACTCTAAAATATCAACTTTAGAAAGTGAACAAAAATTAGAACACTTGGAAAATAGGGAGTTATAATGGAAGAAATTATTAAAGAATACAAGTTTAGTGGTGATGTCACTGCTGATGACGGTGAAGTTTTAGAAAATGTAGAATTGTGGTTCAGATTGAAACACACTAATGACGAAGACCTTCAAAATAATATAGACCATAAAGAAAGTGAAGGTTTCACTTATCTTGGCGAATCAAGAGAAATCGAGGAAGTAGTAGAAAGTGAATAGTGAAGTATTAAAAGAACAGATTAAAAGACACGAGGGAGAAGTCCTCGAAGTTTATAAAGACTCTTTGGGTTATCTAACTCTAGGGGTTGGTCATTTAATCAGAGAAGATGATGCAGAATATGGTGAACCAGATGGAACACCTGTATCACAAGAAGTCGTAGATAGATACTACGATGCAGATTTTGACAAACATGTAGATGAAACACTTCATGTTTGTGGGGCACACGACATAGATTTTGATAATCTACCTGAGAACATTCAACATGTATTAGTTAATATGTGTTTTAATCTTGGTGCAAATAGATTAGCAAAGTTTAGAAACATGCTTAAGGCATGTTCTGAATCTAATTGGGAAGAAATGGCTGCCCAAATGGAAGACAGTAAGTGGTATGGTCAAGTAGGAAGAAGGTCAGTAGAACTGCAACAAATGGTTTTGGATGCATGACCTATGCCTACAGTTAAATGTATCAGACTCGATACTGGTGAAGTATTAATTGGTTTTGTTGAAAAACATTTTAATGGTGATTACACCATTAGAGATGCACAAACATGTATAATGGAGGTAAAAGATGGTCACATGGAAGTCAATTTGGCGCCGTGGATTCCTTTTGCCAAAGAATACACATTCAGAATCAACAAGAGTCTTATACAAACGGTCTTTGATGCAAAGCCCCAACTCGAAACTAATTTTAAAGTTGCGACAGGCAATACGCAAAGAGGACAAGTAAGGAAATAAATTATGATAGATTTTATAGATAGAATATTGTCTGCCCAAATTAAACAGGCAGATGCAATGATTGAGAAACATAAAGTAAACATAGAAGTTCTTTCAAAGAACGCAAGTGGTGTTGCAGAACATCCAGATATTATGGAAACAGTTGAGAAGGAGTTAGATAGAATATCTTATTGGAAAGATATTAAGTCTGCTGCTCTCGAATTTGATTTCGAATCTAAGAAAAAGACACTTGTAGAATAGACTAGTCCATAGTATAATAGATATATGGATTTTTATACAAATGTATGTCGGTCTCGTGATAAAATTCTCGCAATAGGATATAAGAACGGAAAGAAACAGAAACTTTCCGTATCATATCGTCCTAATCTTTTTATACCATCAAAGAAAAGTTCATCGCCTTACAAGGCACTCGATGGCAGACCATTAGAAGTTGTAAATCTCAACTCAATGGCAGGCGCCAAGAAATTCAAAGACAAATATCAAAACATAGATGGTTTCGAAGTTCATGGTTATGATAGATATGTTTATACTTACATATCAGATAAGTTTCCAGGCAAAGTAGAATTCGACCCTAATCTAATTAAGATTGCTACACTTGATATAGAGTGTGAGTCAGAAGATGGTTTTCCAGAACCATCACAAGCAATAGAAAAAGTCAACGCAATATCAATTAAACCATTTGGTAAATCTTGTGTTGTGTTTGGTTTGGGTGAATGGGAAACAGAGGCAGATGTAATATATCATAACTGTAGTAGTGAGAAAGACTTACTCGCAAAGTTTATGCAGTATTGGAGAGAAGAATGGTTTGATATTATTACAGGTTGGAATGTAAACGCATTTGACATTACCTATCTTTGTAATCGTGTTGATAGATTATTTGGTGAAGATTCTCATAAGAAATTTTCTCCATGGGGTCAATCATCTCAACGAGAATTCTTAGTAAATGGTTATCAGAAACAACAAGTATTTGATTTGAGTGGTGTTAATGTTGTTGACTATCTAGAACTTTATAGAAAATCTACATTTCATAATCAAGAATCATATAAGTTAGATTATATCGCACACTTTGAGTTAGGCAAAAAGAAATTAGATTACTCAGAGTATGGTTCACTTCATACTTTATATAAGAATAATTATGCAAAGTATCTAGAGTATAATGTTCGTGATGTTGTTCTAGTAGAAGAACTAGAAGACAAACTAGGTTTCTTAGATTTAACACAGGCAATGGCGTATGACGCCAAGTGTAATTACATTGATACATTTGGTATGGTTAAGTATTGGGAAACAATCATATACAATTTCTTAAAAGAACAAGGTGTTCAGACACCACCACAAAAGAAAAACGAG